GCTCTACCATATCCACGAGCTTACCGCTATTAACCTCGTACCCCTTATTGCCGCCAGCGGCCAGTATTTTCTCGAGCAATGCCTCCATTTTTGCTGGGCTCTCGCCTGCATTGTCTAGCAGCTTGCGTACGGGCTCATAGAGCACATCAACCATAAGCTGTGAACCTTGGGTAAGGTCTTTTTGAGCCTCAAGCGCCTGGGCAAGCCGTATAAAGGCTACGCCGCCCCCTGGCACTATACCCTCTTGCAGGGCTGCCTTAGCGGCACCCACCGCGTCTTTAACACGCTCTAACCGCTCACGCATCTCAAGCTCTGTTTTAGCCCCTACCTTAATGACGGTAACGCCTGCGCTCAGTTTAGCTATACGCTCGTCTAAAATCTCGCGCTCGTATAGGTTTTTCTCTGCATCACGCAGTTTTTTGAGGTTGGATATGTGCTCGGCAATAGCCTTTTTGTCACCACCACCGCCTACAATAACCGTGCTCTTTTTGTCTGCCACTACCTGTTTGGCTTTGCCTACTACCTTGAGGTCAAACTGCTGGGCCAAATCCTCGAGCTTTAACCCCAGCTCATCGCTAATAATTTGTGCGCCCGTGGCTACGCAAATATCCTGTAGGTACTCGCGGCGCTTGTCGCCGTGCCCTGGTGTTTCAACCACAATAGCATTTACGTTGCCGCGCTGTTTATTGAGGGCCACCATGCGCAACGCATCGCCGCTTACGTCACCAATAAGCAGTATGTTTTTATTTTGAGCAAGCAGTACCTCAAATAGTGGGGCAATCTCTACCTGGGCGGTTATCTTTTTGTCGGTAACCACAACCCAGCAGTTTTCTATAACTGCCTCCATACGCTGTACGTTGGTCACAAAGTGGGGTATAACCCAGCCTTTATCTATGAGCAAACCGTCAGTGTGCTCAGTTTCCGTTTCGGGCCCGTAGTTCTCCTCCACCGCTACCACACCGTCAGAACCCACCTCATGCACCGCCTGGCCTACCAGGTCGCCTATCTCTTTATCACTTGAGCTAATAAATGCCACCCGCTGCAAATCGTCTTTTTTGTTAGTTTTAACAGCCAGCTTGGCAAGCTCAGCGCGCAGTATGTCGAGCGCAGCGTTAATCTCATTGCGTAAACTCATGGGGTTGGTGCCCTTTTCCAAAAGCGCCATACCGCGGCTTACAATGTTATACGCAAGCAAAGTGCTGGTAGTTGTACCGTCACCCGCCTCGTCATTGGTTTTTTGTGCCGCCTCGCGCACGAGGTTAATACCCATGTTAGTAAACTCGTCTTTTGCCTCAACCTCTCGTGCCACGGTCACGCCGTCATGCACAATAATAGGCAAGCCCCACTGGCGGGCAATAGCCACGTTGCGCCCTTTGGGGCCAAGCGTGGTGCATACCGCGTCATACATCATTTGCACCCCTGCAACTAATGACTTACGGGCATCTTTTTTAAATGTTAGTTTTTTCATGGTCAACCCTCCTTTAAATAATTTTACCTATAATATCCTCAAACCGTATAAAATTGTACGCTACACCGCCAATATACACCTTATTATCACTATACTTTCGGTATACTATTTTGTCGTCTTTTTTTAGGGGGAATGGTAGTTTGTTTTTGTCGTCTGTCTTAGGGGGGTTACCTTTATATAGGTCAAACACGATGCCTACCTCGGGTTGGTTTTTGTCTTGGCGCACCATTTCTAAGCCGCTCTTTAGCTTCTCGGGGCCAGCGTCCTTGCAAATAACGATGTATTTTCCAGGTAACAATCGCATAACACAATAAACATATCACGGAGGTATTATCCTGTCAAGGGGTTATTTTAACTTGCGGCGTAGCAGTAGCCATTTACCTTTTATTTTATCCCACCTGCCCCATACGTGACACTGTAGGCATTGCCAGTCAGTTGTTGTGGGTGTTGAGCCCTTTATGCCCATGGGGCCGTTACAGTTTGGGCAGGCTCTATCTCGTACATCTAAAAACTTAGATTGCATTTTTAGCGAGCACCTTGAGTACGCGGGTTAAAGCTGCTTGCGCCAGCTCTAACGTTTCAAAACAGTTGTGCGCCTCCCAGCGTAGTTTGTGGGTGCCGTCCTCGTCAGGTTTGTAGTCTGTATAAGCAACCACCATATTGCTGTCAATAAAATAGTATTTTTGCCCGTCTAACGGTTTCCAATACTCAGGTACCTCCTCAAACATATCAGGGTCGTCCTCTATCATTTTCATTGGCACCGTGAGCTTTGCGCCGTTAATTTGGGTACTTACGGTCAGAGCGTTTACGTCAGGGGTAAAAATAGTACCTGGTACTACGGTGGATAATTTTTTGCGGTTACGGTAGCTTTTTGCCATAGTCGTATTATATCACAGGCCCGCGTTTGTAGCAGTGGTTACACTCAGTGTATGAGCCTGTTTTAACCGCCGTGCCACTTGAGTAGTCGTATAAGTCTTTAACAATCATGCGGCCCACCCCACACCGCATACATGGGTCAGCGAGTTTTTTAGCTGGCTCACGGTATATGTGGGTGCCTTTTTGCTCTGCTTTGTCTGCACGGGCTCGGCGGGTACTGTTGGCTGCCTGTAGCTCGGGGTGCAGCTCTTGTATTTTGCGGCGGCAACGGGTCACGCTCTCAGGGGTCGGGCAGTTTTTATCTATAAAATGCGTATACGCCAGGCCGTCAAATAACACATACCCTAAACGGCTCCACACCTGCCACATGAGGCGTTTGTCGCTACCCCGCAGGGTTGGGTCGTTATAAAGTAACTGCTGCACCAGGTCGTATAGCTTGTTGCTGCGCCTCATAGTTTTTTAAATAATGTAAAATTATTGGTTAAAGCCGCCTCGCCCCTTGTTGGTATATACACACTCGCCCATATAGGCTTAGCATTATGCCAGGCAAACGCTATGACGGCGTAATACCCTTTGCGGTGTTTTGGGTCTGCCCATGGGTTACCGTACGCTATATACTCGCCTGGTTGTGGTCTGTAAATGCCGCTTTTCATAGTCTATTTTTTGGCCTCGTATCTACCCCCTCACTGCGCACATCTAGGGGTATAATAACCTTGGCTTTTTTCTCACGGCTCCACCGTGCCATGTAACACCGCTTACACAGCCCTTTGCTTGCGTGCGGCTGGTCTTGTTGGTGGCATTTTATACACTCGTCATAATTACGGGCCCAGCGGCCACCAGTTTTACTTTTATGTTTTTTGGGTTTGTCTTTATGCTCGAGCGCGTCTATACCCTCTTTAACTGTTTGTATGCGCTGGCCAAACTCTGTTGCCACCGTAGCTTTTATTTGCTCGAGGGTTTGAGCGCCTGCGAGGCGTTGGAATGTCTGCACAACGTTATCTACCTCAGCGTCAGTAAACTCAATTATAAACTTAGCCATAAAATTACTCCTTTGCACGGTAAAGCTGCCGTTTGTCATTAGCTGGTAACCGCCGTGCGCTGTTACCTAGCCACCGTAAATTACTGCGTACATTTTTAGTTTGTCTGCGTGGTTTAGTTCGTTTGTATTTCATTACTGTACCTCCACCTGTGCCAGTTGCCGTAATTATACCGTCAATTTTTATGCTGCTAATTTTTATAAAAATACCGCCTCCAATGTGTGCATATCCTTGCTCTATTAGCTTTTGGTATTTACGACAATAACGGCAATGTTTATTATGACAAATCATTACTGTACCTCCACCTCAATAACCCCCCTGCTTAATGGCGCCAGGGAGGTAAACGCCGCCTTGCTCAAGTCTAACTGCCTGCCGTACTTCTCCTCAAAACTGCCTCGGTCAGTGCACTCTACTATTACGTCTTTACCGTTATGCCGTAGGTGTAGCTTGGTACCGAGCGGCCACTTTTTAGCACACGCCGCGGTAAAATCCTCATCAACCAATTTTTTACGGTTAGCCATAATGCAGCTTGGGTTATATTTGGCGCAATACTCTTGTACCCCATACCATGAGGCAAGCACGCCGTTACTGTACTTTGGGGTAGGTAGTGGGGTTGGTGCTGGTGTCGTAACCACCTGGGCTACTTGGGGGGTCGTCTTGGGCACTACACGGGCTGGTGTAACAGGGGGAATAAGTGGAACGGCTACACCTATAGCTATACCTACGGCAGCTATGAGGGCTACGCCAATCATGCTACACCTCCAATAATGGCTGCGCCCTCCGTATTAACATCAAGCCCAGCCACCTTTTGTAATCTTACCACGCCGTCTTTTTCCCGTACATAGGTACCGTATCTCTCATACAGCTTGTTGGTCACAAAATAATTATGTATCTCGCTGCCCAAGGTTTCCAGCCAATTTTTAACATTAGCCAGTTGCTCGTCAGTAATCCACACTATGCTCATGTCTACTTTTTTGGTGTATTGGTCATAGTGGTAAATCTCGCCGCGGTCAACGTATACCCCTTTGTATGCGCATATCATGGCATAAAACGGTAGCTGGTAGGTGCTGGTATAGTGCTCGCTGTCTTGCTTACCCGTTTTAAACTCAACTACCGTGGGTGCATCTAGCACGTCTAACTTGCCAACCACCTGCAACCAGGGGGCAAGGTCTACCTCTATTTTTACCTCGGTAAGTGGGTTGTTAAATGTTTTTTTCGGTGTAAATATAGCGGGCAATGCTTTTGTGTGCTCAACCTCATGCTCCCACTTTGTATGCCAATTGCGCCCGTCTACCATGGCTGGGGTAACAAACGCCTTAATTTTAAAGTAGTAGTTAATTGCCCCCTGCCAGTCGCCTTTGGCCCACATATCAAGTAGCGTGTATGACGCGCGTAATTTAGGCTGCATGGGTCACCTCCTTGGCGGGTTTATCTTTGAGTGCAAACGTGAGGCTTTTTTTACGGTCTACCTCTATAATGCCAATGGGCATACCTTTATTTGCCTGCGTCCACGTTTCTACTGCCTCGGGTATGACTTTGTAGGTCGTTTTAACCTGGCTCTCGTATAGCTCGGGTGGTACCTGGGTTATTTGCGCCTCGTCTACCTTATAGCGCTCACCATACTGGCGGTAAAACACTTTGGTTTTGTCACCGCGTATGCTTTTAAAATTGGGGTTTACTGCCAGGGCTGCGGCCTCTAATTTTTGCTTGGCCCTGTCTATAGCGTCCTCAACTTTTGCCTGTGCCTCAAGCAGCTTTAGCAATACTGCCTCTGCCTTTGGCTTTAAAAATATCGTGTCTGCCTCGGCCACTAAAGCCTCAAGGTTACCCAAGTCTAATTTTATTGTGGCGTCCTGTGCCATATTTTTTTCCTCCTGTTTATATGTATAGTTGATTGTTAGGTTAATGTCAAGGGGGCAGTTTTTACACCGCCCCCAGGCCATTACGTTTACTGCTTTAGCTTTGCCCGTAATGCTACGGGGTCAGCTATTTGTTCTACCATGACGGGCTTCTCTACTACCGCTGGCTTGTCAGCCTGTGGTACAGGGGGCGTAGGTGGCACCTCTGGTGCCTCTGCCGCCTTTTTATCTGCCCGTGCCTTATTGGTATTGGTCGCGGTCATAGCTGGTTTAGGGGGTGGGGGTAATGCCTCCACGCCGCCGTTTTCAGCTTGGCCCATTTCGTCGCTCGAGTACACATTACTTAATACGTTAGGGAAAGCCTTACGCAGCGCTAATGCCTCTGCGCATTTAGCAAGCTGGTTAAAGGGCATTTTTGCCCACATACCCATTGGCTTGCCGTCTTTTTCCTGTACGTACTCACCGTACCGAGCACTGGCTACTACTGCCATGCGCTCGCCTGTGCGCTTGTGTACCTTATATACGGTAACGGTGGCCTTTAGCGGTTTGTCGTCTTTTTCAACAAATACCGCATCGTCACTGCCGCCGTACTCGCCTGTACGCTGTGCTACAACCCGCAAGCCGTCAATACCAGCCTGTATGGTCATAACCTCTTTACCCGTGCGGTAATCCCAGCGGTACACCGCGTATATTTGCCGTGCAAGCGGGTCTAACCCCGTACGCTTGGCAACGTACATAAAAAGCATTAAGTCCTCAAACGGGCGCTCCCAGCCCGACTTGTCAACACCAAGCACCTGCTTTTTTATTAGGTCATGGTATATGCGCGGGCTCTGCCCCCGAGGGGTCAGCCGCTCAATAGCTACTATATTAGGGTCTGCGGGCGTTGTAGCCTGCGTCCTGGTTTTTGCCATAGTTCCTCCTTTGGCGTGTACCTGTTTATATTATTCTGCCGTTGGGCTTACCACTACCGTATTAGGTACCAATCGGTAATTTGTAAAAACGTATCTAATTGCCATAACCGCAAGCACTTGACTGGTCAAAAGCCATATAGCTGCCAGCACAATAAGCGTGTGGGTTATGTAGTTAAAGCGTCCTGTTTTTTTCGTTTGTTTTTTTTCCGTTATCTGTTGTTCCACAGTTTACTCACCCCCTTTAGGGTTTTCGTTATCTTTGAGTTTTGCGAGCACTTGGTAAACATAGCTGCGGTTGTATTTGCTGCCGTCAGCCTTTAAAAATCGTGGGTCATTAACAATCTCGGGCACCGTCATACCCTCGCCTACGGGCGGGGCAATATAGGCAATAGCCATAGCAACCCACAGCTTGTGGGCCTTTTCTTTTCTGCGTGTATGTCCTTTGTACTCAATCTTAATTGTGTTCATATCTTACGTAGTATAGCTCATTGTTAGTTATTTGTCAAGTCATCAAAAAAGACTACTAGCGGGCGGCCAAAGTGCGTTACCATATACTTGCCACACTCTGCTACCCCAACCTCTGTATACCGAGGGTTAAGTATATTGGCCCTATGCCCTGGGCTTAATAAGAGGCGTGCCACCACCTCGGTATGGTCGGGTATGTCGCGTGCCATGTTCTCACCTACAGCGTCATACTCATACCCCGCGGCAGCAACATAAAAATACCATGCGGTACCGTCAGGCAGCGTATGGCTAAAGTAATTTTCCGTGCTCATGTCGCAGGCTTTGTACCCCGCACTTAAGTTAAGCTGGGCGTTTTCTTTTAACGGGCGTAACCCGTTTACTTTGCGCGCGCGGTTCATAACACTAATAATGCTGGGTTGTTGTGCGGGTGGCTCATGGGGGTTAGTTACCCCAAGCCAAAAAACAAATAACATGGTGAGCAGGTCGGTCATACTAAAAATTGCCCTCTGCCACCTGCAAACAGGTGAGCCCTAAACTACGCCACATTTTTACCACCTGGTCGCGGTCATCGAGTATATAGTGCACGTCATATTGCGGCTCAATAAACCTGTGGTAAAGCTCTGCCTTTACCTCAGTATCTTTGCGCCTGTCGCCCACCTCACGCATAAACAGGTAGTCATACGGCACATAGTGTTTGGTAAGCCATTTTACCGTTTCCAACCTGCACGAGCCCTCTCTACCGCTCACCAAGGCTATTTTCATTGCGTGTATGTCTTTTTGGTAATCTTTTATTTTGAGGCGGCGCACGAGGTCTATAATGGGCCAGTTGGGTAGGTCAGTGCCCACCTTGTCATACTCAAACGGCCCGCGGCCCTGCATAAGCGCCAGTGTGCCGTCTATGTCTACTATTATGCAATGAGGTTTGGCAGTCATAAATCCCATGTAAAAATAAGGGCCAGCAAAAGCCCGTAACCTAGTAAAAACATAACAAACATAGTTACTATAGCCGCGGCCTGGGGGAAAAACCAAAAAAATGGGAACATAAAGCCAATGCTAATTAAGGCTGCCATAATGCGTTGTGCGTGGTATTTTTTCATATTACATACGTAACCTATTTACCTCTTGTTTGAGCCTGCCAAGGTCAGTTACCAAATCTACAGCGCTCACCTTATCCACGGTGCCGTTTATTATTGCCGCCTCAGTCAGTTTGAGTAGTATTTTTATTACCAACTGTAAAATAGCTTTCATAAGCTCGCTAACCAGCTCTCTAGCTCGTCTACGCTGTGTATAACCCCCACATACGCCCCATGTGCCCGTAGCTCGCCAATCATACGCTCCTGGGCCTCTGTAGGCTTGTTGCCTGGTACCTTTACCTCTACGGCTATGAGCATACCAAGGTGCTTGCTATGTTTAAACGCTGGGCCACACACCCCTATAATGTCGGGTATGCCCGTGGGCCCAACGCGCACCATGCGGTTACCGCGGCGGGCTTTAGCGTCAGGTATAGCAATCATGCCAGCATTTTGTCGCCAGGCCATAATGCCATGGTATTGCAGGTACTCTATAAGTGCGTTTTGTATTTGGTGCTCGGTACGTGGTCGTATAGTAAAGCGTTTCATATTTTCTTATGCGCTGTGTTGTAATACACCAAAAACTCTAACCCCGAGCCAACCGCAAGGCTTACCGCAAACTCACTGGTGCCGTTTTTGCGTAGGCTCTTTTTGTACCGCTGTATGGCTATTTTAACGCGCTGTGCGTGGGTCATGTATTTAGTCATTTTTGCTGCTACTTGAGCTGCTTAATAATAACCAGCAAATCAAAAACCAAATAAACCAAATATCCCAAGGCCCAAAGGCTGGGAAGCCGTTAAACCACCATAGTATAAACCAAAAAAATAGCATATTAGCCCTCCTCATCTTTAAAATAATCCTTGCCTAATTTACTTGCAGATTTCCCCAGGGTCACCATATTACCCAAAATACACACAAAGGCCACGTAGCCCAACCAGCCGCCAAATAAGCGCCACAGTATTACCCATAGCATAATTTGGGTTAATGAGGTTTCCAAGTGTATTTGCCATTTGAGTTTGTCGAGTTTATCCATGCTTACCCCCTTTTTGCTTTGTAACCAATAATTTAACATCGTATTTTTCACCTGTGGCAAAATGGGTTACCACCGTTTTTTGTGTAAACGTATCAGCGTTAGTGTCGGCGCATACCGCTGCAAATAGCTTTGCGCAGTTTAAAAAATACTCTACAATTTCTGGTAGTTGGTCTTTTGCGCTCATATTATGCCTCCGTATACCCGCACCCTGGGCACTCTGCAACCCTGCCGCTCTCAGTAACTAATAGCGGCTCGCCACACTCGGGGCAATGGGTTGAGGGCGTTGTTTTTGTCGTGTTATTTTGCTTTGCCCGTATTGAGGTCGTTTTTATTTTTGTGCTCATAATTGCTCCCCGTCTAAATTGTACTCAAACTTGCCAATAATACGCCTTACGTACCTGGCTGCTTGGTCAAAAAAAATAGCGGTGCGGCGTAGTGTATGGTATACCCACATGGGGCCCCTAAAAGCGGTTATGCTTCTAAAATAAATATCTGTGCCTGTGCTTCCAAGTTGCTCATAATCCACCACGTTTGCGCGGTAAAATGAGCTTAGTGTTGCTAGTATTTCTTTTTCTGTCATCATAGGTTTAAAGGTAAAGCTCGCCTGGCTCCATGCCACCAATTTTTATTTTACGCATATACTGGCCGTTTTCTCTGCGCGGGCGTGGGGTCTTTATTTTAGGGGTAGGGCCGTAGCCAGCCATAAACTTATTTACTTTGGCTATGCCTGCGAGTAGTAAAATTGTGGCTGTAAAGTATGCTATCAAAAGTAATCCTGTCATGTTTTCCACCTTTCGTATTAAGTATAGCCCATTGTTAGGTGGTTGTCAAGTATCCAGTTTAGCCTCAAAACGCGGGGCGCTCTTGTGGTCTGCGGTAATCGCTGCGCATTTTTTGTAATTTTTCGCGCATTTCAGTAACGGTGTATGTGCGCTTTTTTGCCGTTTGGCCGTAATTAACTTTGTGCTTTAAACAGGTGTACCCACCAGGTGTGGGCTTTGCAGGGCACGGCATTTGCTCGCCGTTTATTTCAATAGTACCGTGGCATTTGTCTATAACTGGTACTGTGTCGTCAGTGCTCATAGGCTATAGTAACTAATAACTATATAGTAACTCTGTTTTTGTTTTAAACGTTACGATACCCTGATAGGGTAAAGTACGTTGCCCCCCTACCCCCCTAGGGGTTTTAAACGGCGGTAATTACTTTCAGCCCGCACCTGCGGGGTAGGCCTCCCTCCAACTACCGTAAGGGTCTGTGGTCTTTGCGCCATGACGTGCACGGCACTTGCTCGTTACTCGCTACGCCACCCTGCCGATGTTTAAACAGTACGGCCCTGCGTATCAGAGTTCGGCGCGGTCATCGTTTTATACAGGCTACCGCGCACTTTCAACGTTGCCCACCTGTTGCCCCAAAGGGGCGTGCACCACTAAAACATTTATAGCATTGTCTATACGGTATGCCGCTTTTATCGGCTTTGTAAATAGGTGTACCACAGTCGCAATACCCCAGGGGCTCGGTACCTCTGCGCTTTGCAAAGTACCGCTGGCTTTGGCGTCTGTTTATGTCACGCTCTATATCATCGTAGTCGTCTGCCATAGGTAAAAACAAGTTTTTTCGAAGTGTAGCCTAATGTGAGGTTAAACGGGGGTGTATTTTCCATATACAATAAACAAAGTACCACGGTTTTTTTGGTTGTGTCAAGGGGTCATTTTTTGCGGGGCTGTGCAACGCCATTTCTAAAATAGGTACCATGCCAGTACCCCGTATAGTGCAGCAGGTTATCTAGGTGGCGTAACCTTTTGCTTTTTTTTCCAACCCTCAAACGGGTTGCGTATTGTTAATTTCGGGCGTGTTTTCTCCTCCCGCTTCACAAACTGGCTGCCCCGTATTTTCTCGCGCGGCCTCGGGCGCTTGCCCTGGCTCGCCAAGGATAATTTCTGGTGCTCTGGTAACATGGTATTTTATAGGTACCCCCTGGTCATTACGCCAATAAAAATAATTTCGCTCTGCATCAGCCATAAAAAAGCCCCTGTTACGGGGCTTTTCTTTGGGTTTCGGTTTTTTTGGTTACTCGCCTTTAACTGCAACCTTATACCCTCGGTAAAGCCCCATGGCACTACCGCCATAGAGTATGCCCTGGATAAGGCCAGGTAAACTTTTATTTTCGAGTAAACCAAACGCCACGCCTAAAAAGAGTGCCACGAGTGGCAGGTACCTATTAGGTACCACCTCTTTAAAGGCCTCGGTAATTACCATAATTGCCGCAACTGCTGGTACTGCCAAAACATTGTTATCCATACTCAATACCTCCTACTACAATTTTATCACACCAAGTAAAATTATTATTATTCCTAACCCTATAATTATAGCTGCGCTCAACCTATCTATAATAGACTCAAACGCTTTATAGGTCGCTTGTCGCTCGCGCTCAAAGGCTATTTTCGGTAAATACTTTTTTAACTCTGGCCACTTTCGTCCACCAAAATCCTTTTCCGTAAACGATAGTTTTAATGTCATATAAGTATTTTTTTAGCTTGGTTGCCAGCTCTTTATAATTTACCCCTGGCTCCTCCTGTGCTGGGGGTGTCGGTATTGGCTCTGGTGTTGGCGGTAGTGGTGTTGGCTCGGGCGCAGGTGGCTGCGGTACGGGCTCTGGTGGCACGGGCGGTGCAGGTGGGGTTGGTGTCGGCTCTGGTAGTGCCCACGTTGGCTGCGGGTTTGGGTACCCGTCAAAGTGGTCGTTAATGACGCGCTCGCGTAAACTGTCGCCAGCTACACGCCAATTACTGCCTGGGCAGGCTGTGGCCTCTGCACCCGAGAGGTGCAGTAATTTGTTTGCGTCTTGGTGCCCTATTATTTTATCCCAACCGCTAATACCAGGGTACTGCGGCATTTTATTTATAAACCAGTCGCACAGTATGTGTGCACTGTGTACCTGTGCCGCGGTGGGTAGCTCTTTTGTAAAGTCGCCAATAAGGCAGGCGCTAAAAATAATGTGGTTATTGCCGCCTACAGCGCTGCCGCCGTGTGAGAGGTCGCCTACATAGGCTACGGTGCCGTCTGAGCATATAATAAAGCGGTACCCTACCCCTTGCCATGTGTACGTTTTACCGTCAGCCCCAACATAGGTACGGTTTAAATGTAGGTTGGCTATTTTGTCTGCCTCAGCACGCCAGTTTCCATCGTTTTTTGCCGTCTGAGCCGTTACGCTGTGGTGCAGGGCAAAATACTGTATGTCTTTAGCGTTAACGACTGGCCCCCAATTATAACTATCGCCTGGTATACCCATGCGGTAATCTTGGTATTTGTCGCCTAAAATTGGTATTTGTACGTTTACTGCCATACGTTTACTCCTCTGTTTTTTTCATACCTAACCGCTCCTCAACCCTGCCAACCTGTACTGCCAGCCTGCCATAACGGCCCTCTACTGAGGTAAGGGTTTGTAAAACTATATCTTGCTGCCTCGTCATGTAGTCTATTTTATTCTCTAAAACGGCAATACGCGTAAGCGTAACGCCGTACCCCAACAACGAGCTAACTACAATTAAGACAATGGGCACTATGTTATTAACCTGTAACCAGGTTATATTTTGGTTGTCTTGTTTTTTGCTCATACCATACCCCCTGCCCCTGCATCATTACCCCCCAATCTTTCCAATCGTTTTATTAACGCCTTTGTAATGTCTTGCGCCTCGCCTTTTTGCTGTCCTAACGCGCTAATAGTGCCCGAGCTTGGGGTAACCTCTGCTTGGCTCGGCTGTGGGGGTTGTCGGTTTTGCATATTAGGCGTAAGTGGTTGTACGGGGCTCACTGGCGGGGCTCCAACAACGCCAGCACGTGAGGGTTGGCCCCCAAACTGTTGCCTAAACACTTCCCTAATTGCCTGTACGTCTACTGCCATAGGTATATTATATCACCAGTTAGAAAGCCGCCCCCGTTGTAAACTCGGGTGTGGCGTCTGGTGCCGTTTGTAATTTGCCCCGCCGTGCGTCAATAATTGTCTTGAGCTGTGTAAGTTTTAGCTGTACCTCTTGTGGCGTGTCGGTTATTTTTGGTAGTAATTTCTCTGCGCGTTTTATGTCGCCCTCGTTTAGTACACCACTCTCACCCGATAGTATACGTGCCAACGGGGCAATGCTACTTGAGCGCAGCGCCTCGTATGCGGTTGCCTTGGCGTTAAACCCTACCGCTGCTGCCCCCTCTTGCACTTTACCCGCAATGCGCCCTGTAGGCCCAACGGCGCTAATACTATTGACTACATTAGTGTAAATAACGTCTGCTACGTCCAGCTTCATTAACTCCTTTTGCATATTGGCCGATACTTTGGCTTTGCCTTGTGACTTTTGGTACTCCTGCTCTACATCAAGTTGCTGCTTAATATACGAGGCTGCTTTTTTGTCACCAGCGGCCAGCGCTTTGCTGTATGCCGTCATGTGGTCTTTAACACTGTGGCCCGTTACCGTGTCGGTTTGTAGTACCTCTGCCTCACCTGGGGCTATGTCTGCTGCGCCAGGTGCACCACCTGGCATAGCTGCACCAGCAACCTCACCGCCCATGGGTAATGCACCAGGGAACGGTTCGGCATCTTTTGTTTTGGTCGCGGCTTTAACACCTTGGGTAACCATAAGGTTACGTACCGCATCACCACCCACCTTGCCCCATACATTATTAGCCATTTTTGCAAACGCATCGCCCTTGAGCCCGAGTTTAGAGGCAGCATCTATCATGCCCGCTATACGTGTAACCGCTGGTACCTGTATGCTTTTAACCGCTGCTTGCTCAAGTGGGGCAAACGCTTGCCCAACCACATTACCAACCACGGCCCCAGGTGCGCCCGCGACTGCGGCCCCTGCGCCAGCCCCTACCATACCGCTTACGCTGCGCTCTGCGGTCTGTTGTAGTATGCGGCCCGACTGGTCATTAGTTGCCTGCACGAGGCGCATAGTGTCAACAAAGGGCTTCTGTAATGAGCGTAACTGCCGTACGCTGGTAGCGTCTAAAAACTCTTGTGCGAGTTTGGGGCTTACTTTTGCCAGCTCGGTTATACGCTCGGGTGTTTTTATGGTGTTAATAACGGCTGCACTACTCGTGTCAAGCCTGTTTTTAAGTACCTCAGTTGCCGCCCTAAATGCCTCATAGTAGGCCTTTTCCTTTGGTGCCCCTGTGCGCTGCCATGCGTTCCAATACGTGCTAGCGTTCTCACTCAAAAACCGCTCTGTTTGTAACACGTCCAATGGGTGTGCTGCGTCTATATTAGTGTTTTCAGGCATGGCATCGCGTATAAGCTGTAACAGCTCTTTAGCCTCTTTTGCTTGCAGCTTACCTTTTACGGAGCGTTTGGCTGCCACTACTGCGTCACTGATATTTACCGTATCTTTTGCCTGCGCGAGTGCATCATCAACCGACTGCTTTAGTATGCCATTCTCGCCTGTCACCTTGTCGCTAATAGTTACAAGGTCGTCTAAACTGCTAGGTTTTACGTCATACCCCATAAGCGCCTTACTGGTTTTAACAGGGTCAAGGCCTGCATACTGTCTGTTTTTTGGTATTTGGAAAATGCGCGAGTACGATTTTGCGGCCAACTCGTTTATGTCACCTGGTTTAGCTGCTGCGGCTTTTGCTGCTGCTGCGGCTGCCCGCTTACGCACTAACCCACCTACCAACTCACCAGCGCCACTTATGGCACCGCCTAATACGCCACCGCCTACCGTAGCGCCCACCTCCTCACCCTCCTGGCTATGTGCAAACCCTGTGGCGGCCCCTGTGGCGGCCCCTGCCAATACACGGGTTGCTGGGCTGGCACCACCTGGCACCATAAACGCTGCGGTACCAACGCCGCCCTTAATAGTCTTTTTTATGCCTTTGTTTGCTCTATCCTCAAGGGCTATTGCCTCGGGTGTCGTCTGCCCCGCTGCCCGCTGCGCGAGCAAAAGCATTTTTTTTGCCTCGTCTTTTTTACCCTCTGCCTCTAACCGCTTAGCGCTTTGTATAAGGCGCTCACTGGTTGCCAATGCGTTTTGCTGGCGCTTTTGCAGGTCTGCCACCTCACCAGGCATTTGCAGGCTCTCACCTACTGCCTCGCCCAGGTTTTTAGCTGGCTCAAACATACCCTTTACAAAATCTATGGCACCCGTACCTATACGGGCCGCCAGTGAGGGCTTTGTCGGGGCTGGCGCCTCAGCACCTACACTGCCAATATCTATACCCGCGGCTGGCGCTGCTGGTGCGGCTGTTGCCTGTACCTCTGCTTGTTTGCGGGCAATCTCTTTTGCAATATCATCATCAGTGTACCCCGCGGCCTTTGCTCGCGTTCTAAAACTGTTAATTTGTTGTGCGTTTAGTGCCATACGTTACCCCACATTCCATAGGTCGGTTATACTACTGCCACTGCTTTGTGGGTTAGTTGTTGTGGTGGTGCCATAGTAACTACCAAGGTTTGCTGGTACCCCACCGCCGCCACCAGTTGCGCCAAGGTCGGCTACCACTGCACCTGTCTGCATATTAAGTAGTACCTTGCGCCCGCCACGCTCTACTATTTGTGTTTCCAATTTTGAGGCTAATAACTCTTTTTGCTGGTCAAACTCGAGCTTGCTTTGTGCCAGGTCGCTTGCCTCTTGCCACTCTCTATCATCGAGCTGGCGCTCCCGTTGTAATTTATCCATAAGTATAGTTAGGTTGGCCTCACGGTCTGAGGTAAACCCTGTCATAAGCCGTGCGCTGCGGTCAGCCATGACCTGTATTTTCATTTTATAGGGCTCTAACTCTTGCTGCTGCCCCTGTAATACCAACCCCGTGCGTTGGCTAATATCGGCACCAGCGGCGCTTATACCTTGCTCTACCCGCCCAAGTGAGGTTGCCAGTTTATTTAGTCGCTCAATCCACGGCTCTTTTTTGGCACTAACCATACCGCGCCGTTGTGCCTCAGTTACCAAGCTGTCACGGGTTGTAGCGCTTACGTCACCCTCTACCTGGCTAAGTAAATCCTCAATACTGCCTACCTGGCCCCGTAGGGTTGTGGCTGTTTTGCGCATCTCGGGTAAGCCAGCGTTTTGCTCAAGTGAGGTAAAAATATCAAGGGGTTTAGCCTGTGCCCGCAGGCTCATAACGTACTGGTTAAATGCCTCGTCCTCGCTTGCATTTAACCCTTTAGCAAAGTCTACCGCGCTGCCGCCCACATCATTAAGCGAGATACCACCAGCGCTGCCGCCCTGCGTTTTTAACAATTCCTGGTACCTCGTTTCCTGTGCGGGGTTTCGGTCTGTCTTAGCTAATTGTTGAAACTCTGTATCTGCCATACACTTAATTATATCACGTCAACGTTTCGCTCACCCACGCGCTATCATTCCAAATATAGAGCACGTTAGTATCGGTAGCAAAATACGCCTGTATGCCCTGCTCACCGTCTGTTGGCAGGTCTGCGGCCAACCCTCGGGTAATTACCATGCCGTCAATATGCCGCTGTTTTATGGTACCAGCGGGTATTTGGCTTTGGTGCAACCTGCTTAACTCATCACGTATCAACTGCCGTATTTTTTGCTCGTCCATGTTAAAAATCCTCCTCTGTTTTGTTGTCGTCAAACGAGTACCCCAGGCCCAATAGGGCAGGGCTCGTGCTTACCGAGGTGGCAAAGTCTATTGCCACTTGTGCCTCTTTATACCGAGTACCCAATACGGGTAACCGCACCTTTTTAGCCCCTGCGGTAGCCTCTGCGTCACTACTCGTCCAGTTGCTTGCTTTGTCGAGCTTATATTTAACGGTCATACTCTCGCCGCTGTTTAGTGCTTCAAAATCACCCCGTGCAACGTCAAACAGTTTTTCGCGCCAAATCTCGCTGTTATCGCCAATAAGCAACTCAAGCGTACCAGTTGCAAACGGGGCTGCTGTTGGGTCTACCACGTCAACACCGTATGCCACCCCGTCTTTCCAGCTTATGAGTAGTTGGTCATTAACAGGTATGACGGCACCAATTTGCACCCCTGTACCCGTCCTGGTGCCCGTACTTATCGGGTAGTCGTATGACAACGTTTCAGGCTGTGTGTCGGTTATGGTGCCATAGGTATATACGCCGCGCTCAACTACGCTATTGTCGCTGTTACCTGCCCACCCTGTGCGCAGTAACGCCCCCCACATGGTCATAGCACCAGGGTATACCTCAATATAAGTTGCGTCAGTCATTTTAGGTACACGCCGTACGGGGGTAGGTTTATTGCCGCCAATATACTTGAGGTGTTGGCCTTTGTGCCCAACTATCATGTGCAGCACACCCTCATTACCCTGCAAGGCGTTTATGGCCCCCTCGGGTACCTCAAAATCAAAATCGTACGTTTTACTGTAGCCATTCCATAAAAATATGTGCCCTTTGTCTTTACTCTTTACCGTGGTGCCCTGCCACGTGCCAATAGCCAGGTACTCATTCCACCGTGCCAACGCCCGTATACGGTGCCCCGAGGGTAACGTAAGCCTGTGTGGGTCGTAGCTGCTGCCGTCATACGTAGCTAAATACCGCTCATTACCAATAGCCAGCACGTTTATTATTTGCTTAGTCGGGTGGTACACATCGTCTACTAAAAACTGGTAGTAGGTGTGGTAGTCTACCGTTTCCAAGTCACTCGAGGTTGTTGTAGTTACCGTGCCGTCATTAACCGTACTGGTAATATGGAAGTGGTACGTTTGTCCTATAACAGGGCGCCAAACACTACTAAATGTAAACTCAATATCCCCAGCGCTCATTTGCGCATTGGTCAGCGTTTTGGTTGCCATAACTCGGTTTTGCGCATCGTGCACCGTCAGCGTCCAGTCACCAGTACCCTTACCAGCCACCAACACCTCTACGCTCTTTTGCGGGTCTTTTGTTGGCACAAACGTTTGCCTGTGTGTTGCCGTTTCACTTATAGCTACTGGCGTGGTGTATGTATTGCCACTGGTATTTAACTCTTGGTCAAGGTCAAGCCGTGAGGTTGGCCCAGCAAAGGCTACCGTAGTGCTATACACAGGTGAGCCCGTGGCAGTAAGGTGGTTTGCATTACTGGTACTGTCGTCTGCGTTGTTGTCGAGTTGGTAGTATGCCACTAGCCCCGCTTCGGTACCCGCAAGCTCACGGTTGAGGTACTGGTAAAATTGTGCCTCCGTACGCTCGGTATTCCATACGCGCCCATCGTCTAAAAGCCCGTCAAAAAAGTTTTCTGCCGTACTTGACGCACCAAACGAGCAGCCCAAGGCAAACGCCGCGGTACTGTTATAAATAGCCGTAAACGCACCTGTTTTGCTACCCTGGCTTACACCATTAAGGAAAAACGTAGCGGTTGCGGCGCTCGCGTCCCATGACACATGGAAGCGGTAATATGTGCCAGCGGTAATGCTTACGGCTTTTGCCAATGTTTCACTGTTAGAGCCGTCACTTGAGAGCATTAACCGTAATTGGTATGTGGTGTTGGTTACCAGCGTGTCGTCTTGTGCCACGTCAAGCGTGGGGGTTGTTGTACCTGTGTAGCTCGTATAGTAGTCAAGGTGTATACGGCCAACCCCACCAGTTGCACCAACCGAGCCGCTACCTGTGGCGCTCCCGCCAGTTCCAGCGCTCGCCGTTATCAAACCAGTACCTAGTGTAGCCGTTTGAGATTTCAAAAGCGCAGAGCCACCACCACCACCCGCACCACCGTTATTTGTGTTAGAGCCCGAAGCGTTGCCCCCTACTGCCCCATTTACGTTTATTGCACCAGTTACGGTTAGGTCAGCAATTGTTAAAAAGACAATGCCCCCACCTCTACCGCCTGTACCGCCAGTGTTACCAGAACCACTAGGCCAATCACACCCACCCGCGCCGCCGCCCCCACCAAACACCATGCTGGTTAGGCCTGTATTACCTGCTGTACCGCCTGGGTCACCCCCAACCGTACCGTTTGGCCCGCCCTCACTACCTGCTAACCCGTTACCACCGCCACCGCCAGCGCCCGAGGCCGTACCACCGTAAGGGCCGCGGTTGTTATTACCACTACCGCCGCCGTTACCATTTGCGGTTTGTTGCTGTACTGTTGCACCAGTGGTGCCCTCACCAGCATACCCCGTTGTTGGCGTGGAGCCGTCAGCGCCAGTCGAGCCAACCCCACCCCTAAACCCTTTACCCTCCGCGCTTATTGTTCCAGTAACGGTACCTGTTGAGTTTGCCAAAAACGCCAATATACCGCCAACGGTGCCGTCCCACGCCTTTGCCGTATAGGTTATACCGCTGTTAATAGTGACGCTTGTATATTGCGGCAAAACTCTTACCTGTGCACAATTAGCGCCGCTGGTGGCATAGTCATAATTTAGAGGGTCTTCGGTAGTAATGGTGCCAGCCGTATACCCAGCAATAGTGGTGCGCTGCCACGTACCAGCACCCGTGCCCCGTGTTTGGTGTATCAAAATCTCCTGCCCTGTCGCAAAACTCGCATTGGTCGCGGTGAGGCTGTACGCGCCGCTGGTACCGCTGGCGCTACTGTCTATGGGTGCCTCAGTGGTATTACTGCTTATGGTAAGTGAGCTATCCGAGCCGTCACCAAAATACCCGCTTACGGCGTATAACTCAAAACGGTAACTACGCTCATCGCTGTTGGTATCCCACTTGCTCATTAACACCATGCTGTTACCCGCGGTAGGCAGGCTCTCGGGCTTGGCGTAAATCTCTAATGCCAAGTCGCCCGTAATAGATAATGAGGACGTATCTGCGCGGCTCGCGTATTGGCTGCTGCCACTCTCAAGGTCTAATGCGTGTGTATTGGTTGGTACGCCGCCCTGTGCCCCTAAAAAGTCGTCAGCAAACGAGGGGGTGCCACCAAGCGGGCCATAACGCCCTATAACCTTGTCAGTGGGGTAATAGAGGTAATCGTCCTCACCAAAATACCCAAGCCCGTTACCACTGCTGTTAGCCACTGTGCGTAAGTCAGTCCACGTAGGCGTGCTGGTGCGGCTGTATAGGTGGCCGCTTGCGTCATACCCGTACACTACGCCGTTATGCTCCTCAAACCACTTAATGAGGCCAGTAACCACGCTGCCACTCTCTTTTGCTGTGCGGGGTAATAACGTTAAACGGCGGGGGTTAGTGCGGTAGTCTACACTACGGCCAAACGCATAGGTAAACTCTACGCCCTCTTTCTCGTAGTCTGCAATGCCCAAAAACTTTGTTTGCGATACCACTTGTTTAGCCATAATTTCATGTCATGCCCTGCGGGTTCCAGTTCGGGTTTGAGTACCGTATACCGCGCCGCAGCCCCCGTGTACTTGGTATCACCTTTGAGGAGTACCGTATGCCATAGGTAGCCACCGCGTCTTTCAGGCCGTCCTCCCAATTTTTTCTGTACTGTAGCTCGCGGGTTGCGTCCTTTTTAACCCCACCGTAATAGCGCCATAAGGCAAAATACGCGGGTAAAATATGGGTTGCCTGCGGGGTATTGGGTACCTCACCAATACGGTATGCCTCACTGCCTGCCGCAATGGCTATGCCCTGGTACTTGTCTGCCAGTGTTAGGGTGGTTGTTGTACCAAAAGAGGCTATTTTGTACCAGTTACCCTCACTGCTTATGCGCAAATACCTATTTGCCATTGCGCTCGTCCATGTCGTGCCGCTGCCCGTAACCGCTGTACCAAGGTTAGCAAGCGTTAAAATTGTACCGTCAGTGTAGTCGTCAGCAACCAACTCCTTGCCTCCACTCTCAAAATAGAGCGTAATAGTGTTGCTGCTACTTGCTGGTGTGGGGTAAACCTCTACCGTGTCGCGCCGTGCAAAATAATACATGGGTATATCGCCCGTTTGTGCAATTGCATTGCCCTTTATAGAGCGCCATAATGCCTCATCGTATATCTCTGCCGCTGGGTACTCTATGTTACTTACTGTAATGGTGAGGGCCTTTAACCGTATACAGTTTACTGGCAACCTGTAACTGCTGGTACCAGCTATGGTGGTGTCGGTTTTGGTGTCATTGGTGTAATACGAGCCCAAAGCGCCTTGCAGCGTCACCAGCCCTACGTTAATGTTACGTTTAAAAAATGAGAGTGAGGGCGCGCTTGTGTCGCTACTCTCCTCCTGGCAGGTCGTTTGTAATAGGCTGTATGTAAGCATAAACCACAAAAAGCCCGCTGGTTGCGGGCTAATTACCTCGTACTCTTATTATATCACCTTACAGCTAGTTTGGCAGTTTGTCTAAATGGCCTGCGGCCTCTCTCTTATCCCACAGGTCTTTTACGGCTATTTGCGCCTCTATAGCACTCGCGCTTGCTTTGAGTATTGAGGCAAAATCGCAGCCCCATTTTGTAGCAAGCTCGTTATACTCTTTTTGGAAGCCTTTAACGCGCTCTGCTATAGGCATATCTTTTATTTCCATAAGGTTACTCCTCTAATTTGGCTGTTGCATCAGCCATAATGTCGTCAAGTGAGCGCCCGTGCGTTTCTTTATAGTTTTTCTCACCTTTTTTGGCTGGGGCACCACTGCCACCCTTACCAATAAGCCCCGCCTTTTTCTTTTGGGTAGCCATATCGCTTTTTTTATCATCACCCTCGCCGCCCTCACCACCGCCCGCCCCGTCATCAGCAACAGGCTTACCACCCTTTAAAAAGTCTACACCAGTGGTTTTACCAAGGTTTTGGGCCGCGGTATACGCATCGCGCATAGAGCCTAACCCAAGCATGGCACCAATGGTTGTAAGCATTTTATCCACTTTTTTGCCCTCGTCAGTTGCAGGGTCGGGTACCAGCCCCTCCTTGTGCATTGCCGCTAACTCAGTGTCAAACTCGGTATTTATTTTATCTACACGCTCACGCTCTGCAACGGTTTGCTGCCCGAGCGCGTCACGTATACCCGCGCTAAACTCGGTATTTTTAACCAGGTTGTTTACCAAAATAGGTATAAAGTCATGGGTAAATTGGTTCCAGTCTTTCGGTTTGTACCCTGCTTTAAAATACTCGGGCACCTCACCCTCTTTAGCTTTGCGGTCTGCCTCAGCCTTAGCGTCTGCCTCTTTTTTTGCCTCCTCGGTTTCCCACTCTTTTTTCTTATCAGCAAGCCACTTATTAGCCTCCTCAACCGTTTTAAACGCGGGCTGCTTGTCTTTATCATCGCCCTCGTCTTCGCCCTCCTCGTCATCTTCCCCCTCGTCACCCGCTGTGTCGTCAGCAGGTATAAACTCGGTAAACGCGGCCAGCTCCTCTTTTGTCAGCTCGGCTTTGTTTTCCACCAAAAAATCTTTTTCAGCGTCAGTCATGCTCTCAACGCTTTTTAGTCTTATGTCGTCAAGGTTTAGTGCATCGGTCATAGGCCCTCCTTATAATGCAAACAATATAATGGTTTACTCGTCCTCACCAGGCAAAGGGTACTGTAGCTCCTTTATAAGCTGCGGTACAGTCATGCGCTCTAACGTTTTCCACGACTTATCCACCTCGCCCTTGTCATTTGTTTTGGTCATACCCACTACTTTAACAGCGTACTCAAGCAGTTGCGCCTTGGTCGGCAACTCTGCCGCGGGTGCCGCTGTTGGCTCACCTGGCTTAGGCTGTGTAGGGTCGCTTAACCCGTCAAACTCATCATTGCCACCGTCTGCACCCTCTGTAGCCTTTGCGGGCTGTGCAGGGGTTGTAGGAGCTGCTGGCGGGGGTGTTTTAGGTGCGGGTGGCTCAATAACCACGGCACTGTCCTTAATCTCTTGGCCCTTGCCGTCTACTTTAACCTGGTATGGCCGTTGGTCTACTGCCTCACGGTGTCGCCCTAATATGCTGTCGAGGTCACTTTTACGGTTCATGTTACCCACCCTCTCATCTAACTCATCAGCAGCGCTTTTGCGCGGCGGCTCGTCAAACGTTTCCACCTCAATAACAATTTTAGCCGCCCACTCTTTGCGCAGGTCTACGTTGTTGGTACGGCCCCCGTTTTTAGTTATAAGGTAGTCAATAAAGTGCTTGAGGCAATGGTCGGCTAAGAAGCGTGGGAAGCGCTTAATTTGGCCCGCGGGTATGTAATACTCGCGCTTGTCATACATAAACATAAAGTCAACACTATCTAGGTTTTTGAGCGCCACAATGTCATTTAGGCTTTCCATACTATTGCCCTCCTTTGGGTAATTGGGATTTATATAATTGGTTACGTGAGGTCAAAGGGGTAAGGCTCATAGGCATCATGCTAAAAAAGTATCACAATGTTAGGTGGTTGTCAAGTGGTATTGCTACCAATATGTTATTTAGTGCACCCGCCCGCCCCAAACTCGGGCTCGAGCATACGGGTACACTGTACTTGAATAGTAATTATGGTGGTTGCAGCTACCCCGCTAATCCGTCAAACGGGCTCGAGCTGGTAGCTATAACCAGTATTACGCCGTGGGTTTCTTTTGTAAAGGGGTTTTTAACCCCCGCTCTGCTGCCTCTAGTTTGCTTATGGTGCTTAGTAAAATGCGTATGCGGGTATAGAGTTGCTGTTTTTGGCGTTTGTACTCAGCAACTTCACTGCGTGCCTCAAGTAATTGCTGGCCTGTGCGGTCTAAAAATGCGAGTAAATTACCCTTTTTACGCTCTAACTGGCGTATGTCTGCCTGCAATACTAAAAGCTGTTGTGCTGCTTGCATGAGTTATGCGGCTACTACGTTACCGTCAGAGGAGAGGGGCCGCCATAAACAGAAGTAATTAAGCACGCCTGCGGTTATATTTGCCGTTGCAACTGTCTGTATTACGTCTGCACCGTCATTAACAACAAATACAGCACTTGAGCCCAACGCCTCACCACCAACCCCTGGGGTTGCATCAAGCCACACATCACCATCGTCAATATCTGTTGCTGTTGTTTGGGCAATAAGGGCTGCGGTATTACCGCTAAACCCGACCTCAATAGTGGCGCTGTCACCTGCTAAATTAGTGTCGCATGAGCCAAAAACAACCAGTAATACCTCACCAGTTACCGTAAAGAGGGTTGCGGGGTTACCTGTGCCGTCATAGTCGCCAGGGTCGTCTGTCGTACCGCCTGCAAGGGTCATTACCTTGGTTTCAACCATACTCATACCCTGTATTGGTATAGAGTTTGCATCTCGGTACATTCCGCGGTTTGCTTTCATGTTTATATTATATCACACCTACAAAAGCAGCAATAGCTTACCGCCAAGGCCGCTAGGGAGGGCAGCAGTCGTAAATGATACGCCCGTACTATATGATGACCACTCACTGCTATCATCCTGGTGTCGCACGCGCACATAATATACGGTGCTATTTGCTAAAGTAGTTTCACCGCTTAATGCCCCAGCAAAGGTGCCGTTTGCTGCATTAACTACGGTGCTCGTTTTATTGGTTGTATCAGTACCGCTATCCCATACAACAGCCGTAAACCCACTATCCGTTGCCACCTGCCATTGGCTCGCCTGGTGAGTGTCGCCTACGTCATCGTCACTAAACGCGCTACTGGTAACTGTCGGGTTAATGCTTACCCCCGTTTGGCTGGCTGTGGGGCTGCTTATTGTGGGGGTATTTGGTGCTTGGTTGGTTATAAACGCATACCCAGATACCCATGAGGGGGCGGTGGTATCACCTGCTATGGTTAGGTCAAAATTACTTGCCGATGCGTCAGCGACTAAAGTACCGCTGCCCTCGTCCATGTGCCATAAAGCTATAGTATTTGCGTCTGCCTCATACCTAACCTCAGAGGGTGTAAAATTGGCCGTATGCCGTATATTATTTGATACGCGAACCTCATCAAATATGCCGTTAAAATAGGCCGCGTAGCCAGCGCCAAGCCAAAATACTTGGGCTGCCGTATTATGGTTTTGTGCATCAGTGACCTCACGTACCGTACCGTTAAACCCAAAATACGCCTTGTTGTTTGTATTATCGTGCCCCAGGTAAAAATCATACCACGTGTTTTGCACCATGGTTGTATTTGCGCTATCGTCTGTATAGCCACCAAAATACATACGGTGGGCTTCGCCATTCCGTTGTAAAAATATCGTAGTTACGCCACCGTCAGTAGGGGAAGCGCCACCAAACGCCATGTAGCCTTTTTCGGATACGCTTGAGGTGGCAAACAGGTACTTTAGTTTAAACTCAATACTGTAAGTTGCCGCTGGGCATAAGGCTATAGCACCAGCAGAGCGTATAAAATCATTGGAGCCGTCAAATTGCAATGCCATACCCCTATTATATCACGCTTTGTAAGCCACAAAAAACCCCGCCTGGTTTCCCAAGCGGGGTAGTTGTTACTTAATGGTCGCCTTGCCCACGCGGATTAGCATGGTGTCAATATGGTGGCCTTTTATACGCTCGTCACTGCGGTACTTACGTATGGCACGTGATATGGCAGCGCCAAACTCTGTTGCCCGCTCGGTATACTCCCTACTAATAGGGTAGGGTATGTATGCCGTCACGTTTACTATATAGACTTTCATACGGCCCCCTTTCGGTAATACCCATATACACAGCGTGTGCCGCCGCGTGCAGGGTCAAACAAATCATGTATAACACCGTCAATAACGGCTACCTCATGCTTTGATACCGACACTACGAGCCTCCCAGGTGGCAACTCGTCAGCGGTTAAATGCACTTTGCAACCTTGGCCTATAAACATGGTGGGCACCCACACCCACCCTATACTGGCCATATACTTGCGTATGGTAGCAATGTGCACCCCTGTACGGGCTGTTGAGCGGCTGCGGCGTACCATACCGCGCTGCCACCCTGCCCAATGGCTCCTGGGTCGCTCTTGCTTCCCCAGGTCATTAAGCGCATCGTACACCTCCTGGTATGGCTTTTGTGTTGCAATGGCTATTGCCCGTGTAACACAATCGCTAGTGGTGCCTGTATAGCCTGCGGCTTTCCTGCCGCCGTCATCGTATACTATTTGCATAGTACCTCCTGTAAATGTTTTTATATGCGGCGAGTGTCCTGCACGGGTCGGTTGCTATCCCGTCTGCGTGGTTTGCTCGCTAGTATGTCAAGGTGCTTTGAGGCGTCTATTAGCCATAAACCCCTCTATATATATTATACACCTAACATTTACCTACAATGTCTACGCACGTAATTGCTGGTGGGTTAGCCTTACAATGGGGTAAAAATATCTTGTCAAGTCCGTTTTTTGGGTGTCGTGCCTAAAGTGGGAAAAACACGAGGCTAAATTGGTGCCACTTTCCTAATTTTTAGTGGTGTTGACTTATCTATAACAAACTATACCAAAAAGCCCCCGTTAGGGGGCTTTTGGTTAATACTGCTAGTTACTATTATGATACTGCTGGGTTTATGGCGATACCAATTACATTGGTCGTATTCGTATAACCTTGGATATAAATACGTCCACTAGCTGTTGCCTCCCAATCAGTAATACCGCCCATTAAGCTCGTCAAGCCCGTTGCGAGTACATGGCCTGTTGCCGTTTGAGCCGATAGGTTCATACACGCCGTCATAGCCGTAGCGTTATTAGCGCTAAACGAGTAAAATGACGTATTTTTAAACTCTACCCAGCGGTCAATTGCACTGGTGCCTGTAAACAATACGTGCACAGGTGTTGCCGCGTCTATTGCTGCAATAAACCGACAATCCTCAAATACGTTGCGGCTTGCCGCGTTCTCAAACTCAACCGTGGCATTGGCAGCACTGCGCATAATGGTATCAGAGCCAAACGTGCAGCCCCCAAAATAATTCTCCTGCCCACCGTCAAGGTTGAGCGCCCGCATTGCCGTATCATCACCCGTGGTGGCATTAAGCGAGCCTTTAAAGTCTACCCCAAGGAACGCGTTGTAGTCACCTGTAACGCTTACTGGCTCGTTTATGTCAGCCGTGCCGTTAAAGGTAAGGTTTTTAAATATACAACCGTTTTCAGAGATAACCAGTGAGCCACCTGTGCCAAAGCTCACCCCAGCCCGTGCATCTTGCACAGTCGGTGCGGCTGAGCCAATGACGTGCGCAAATCGTTTTGCCCACGTAATTGCGGTAGTTTCAGCGCTGCGGCCAGTACCACCCGAGGGGGCGTATACCACCACATCATGTGCGCCACTGGTCATTTTTGCGTATGCCCCTGCCAAGGTAGCAAGTGCACTATTTTGGCTTCTGCCACCATTTGCACTGTCGCTGCCCGCGCTCGGGTCAACGTAAATAACTTTGCCAACGTACGGCAGGCCAAGCATACCCGCTATATCCTCTGGGTATATTTTGTGCCCGTGTCGTAGTGGTGCTCCCTGTGGGTAATCTCGAAACTTCATATTGTGCCTCCTTTTAAATTAACATTATTTTTTACTCTGCCTACCCGAGCCGTCACAGCTTGCGCATGGGCGGTCTGCCTCTGCGTCAAACCCTTTACCGTCACACTTTTTACAAAGTGGGCGTGCGTCTACTTTTTTTGCATCTTTTGCCATACTCTGCCTCCTTTTAAATACAATAATGGCCCCAAACGAGGGGCCATTGCTGGCGCTTATCCTTAATAGGTATTGCTACCCCCTCGTCAATAAGCCTTAACTATTAGTCAATTGTTAAATGGGCCAATCCCATGGTGCTATCTACTGATACCACTTCTCGTGTAAATCCTATGACTATTGAGCCTACCGCATCAAGTACAGGTGCTACCGAGCCTGCGACTGCCGCAGAGGGGGCAATACCCGTTACCCCGTTAGAGGTATTGGTGCCTGTGTCAAATAATACTGCACACTCTCCACCCGACTGTACCCAGCCAAAGTAGCTTGCCGTCATGGCATACCGAGCTACTCCAACCGCTCCACCAGTCTGCGTGGTAACAGGGTACTGGATAACGCCCTTATACGGGTTTTTACGCACCGTAACTTGGCTTGTCGTGTCAAGTGCAATTTTAAGCGGCCTATCCAGGGTAAATACACACTGCCCCGTGGTTGAGGTTTCAACCTCATGACGCTTAACCATAAACTGTTGCCCAATTCCTGTGCCACTCTCTACGTATAGGTGCCCCTCGTCAAAGAGGTTGGCGGTAACTGCGGTGCCCCCAAGGGTAACCGTCACCTCGTCAGCCCCAATGGCTGCCGCGGCGTATACTGCCATGCTTCTAAAATTGGTGTCTTCGGCTGCCTCCTGTAGGAGGTTACCAGTTACCAATGCAGAGGCGCCCGCTTTCACGTAGCGGTATCTATTGCCGTATTTGTCAGTGCCAAGCAGCCCAAGCTCGTGCTGTTGGTACTGGCTCTCTGTAAAAATGTCTTGCGCTATTAAGTTAAACATAGGTTCCTCCTTTTATTTTTTTTATACAGTTGTTACACCTGTCAGTCGTCCGTGCCTGCGCGGCTGGAATGTAACCAGGTTACCGAGCAAGTAAATATGGGCAACTTCACCGTGTTGGTTGGTTGGGCGCATAAAGCCCGTCCACTGCATACCTGTATTCTTTGAGGGGGCTTCTGCATACACCCCGTCAATTGTGTCACTTCCAAGGTCTATGCCCTTGAGGTCTGGGTCAGTCAACCCGAACCAGTCGATGTAGTTTTCGTTTATGGCCCACACAGTTTGTGCAGTTGCCTTTTCGTCAGCTACCCATGGGATACCTTTATAGACAAGTGAGGTAAACCCTGCGCCACCCTTTAACTCGGCTGCGCGGATAGTGCCTTTACTTGAGCGGCTCACATACGGGTACCCGAGGGCTTCGTAGTTTGCCGTTACTGTCGGGCTCAAAATACTCTCAAACAAATCCCAAACGGTTTCGTTAGAGAATATAATGGTTGGGCGCTGCTTTGAGGCAGAGCCACCCGAGATACCAGATACCAGGGTTGCAAGTTTGGTCAAATCCATTGTGCCACCCGATGCCGTACGTACCCCAGCAAGTGAGGGGTAGGTTGTGCGGCTCAAGCCTCCAATAGTGGCTGCACTGGTACCGTCATCAACAAGCGCATCAAATCCAAGGAAATCCTTGTTTGAGTTGCCCGTACCGTCTGCGTACAAAATATCACTAATGTCGTCAAGCATATCCTGTTGTGCACTCTCAAGCTCAGTGCGCACTAACTCAAGCACTCGTGCCTCAGTTGCATTAACGGCCTTTTCCATGCCGCTAATCCCAACGGGGATTTCGTACCCTCTCGGGTCGTATGCAATGAGTACGCGGGTTTCAACTGTGCCAGTGTTGTGCACATCAAGGCCGCTAAATGAGCCACCAAGTGTGTTTTTGGCAATTTTCATTGGGCGTTTCAGTGTTTCGCCATTCCACTTTTTACCGTTACTAAGGAACCTAAACGGCACAAAGCTGTCTGAGAGGACGTTATCTATAACTTTGGGTAAAATCTCGTCTTGAGTAATTGACTTAACGCGGTCTGTAAATGTCATATTTGTACTCCTTTACTTTTTTGAGAACAAAAAAACCCGCCAATTGCGGGCTTATTGCCTCGTTATTTATACTGTATTAAGCACGTATTATATCAAAGTTAGTCGTTTTGTCAAGGGGTCAAAATGGTTTAGAGCGCCGTATCAAGCCGTTTTATCGCCCTTTGCCAAGGCGCTAATCGCCTCCCCTAATCCTTTGGTTGCCTCTATAAATGATAGGTCACCGTCACAAAACTGCCCGTATGCGGCACTTACTAGGCTGTCTACCGCCTCCCACTTGTCGCGGTTCTCTTTTTCGGTGAGTGTTTTAGTTACCCGCTTGGTTGCTGTCTGTACCACGGCGTTTTGTGGTAGCTTCTCAAGCCGCTTTTTCATTGCGGCGTTACGCTCGCGCATACGCTTTTCGTAATCATTGGGGCCATCTTCTACGTGCATACCCATCATATTATTTTCTCCCTGCTCGGGCCATCATTGCCATTTGGTGCGGGCCGTATTTTTTACGTCCAATAAACGCTGCCATAGCGCCTGGGTCTTCTACCTTTTTATCACCCTTTTGCTTAGCAAGCCGCTGTTTCATAGCTGCAAACTTGCCGCCTTGTCCTACTGGTGCTTTTGCATTTGCTTTTGCCATAATAAACATATTATATCACGTCAACACTACTGCTGCCCACCGCCCTTTAACCGAGCCATAAGTGCCTGCACAAAATTACCCTGCCCGCCCATTGGTAGTGCTGGGGCTGCTGGCTCACCCTCACCACCTGGCGGTGCTTGCCCTGGTAAACCCGTACCCTCACCACCTGGGGTAGCCTCACCTAACGGCCCACCTGGCGGTGCCTCAGTGCCACCATCCATACCTAATGCCTCTTTAGCAACAGTAAGCTCCATGCGTACATGGGCAAAGTGTAGCTGTCGCACCTCGGGGGTCAACTCTTTAAACTCATCGCTTTTTATAAACACCTCATGGGTAGCCAGGTGTTCTTTTTTAACCTCTTTACCTGGTTGCACCAGCTCACCATAGTTGAGCTTCTTAATGTGGTCGAGTGCGTCAGCGTCTACCTGCCCCTCGCCTGCGTCTTGCAGTACCTCGGTCATATAGCGTGGCAAAAATGCTTTAAACAGCACCATGCGCTTAGCAAACTCCTTGGGGTTCGGCTTACTCAAGCCCTCGGCAATGCTTAATGGGTCAAGCAGTGCCAGCGCCTTTAGCGTTTCCTCCCGCTTAGTAAACTTGTCGTCAGGCAGCACGCTACCCGCTTTAACCCGTACCTTTACCCCGTCTTGTATCATGTTACGGCTAAACTCTAAAAACATGGTTTTACCGTCAGCGCCCGTGTACTGTACCTTTTGTGGCGTATCCCAAAATACTTTCATCATTTGCACTAACCCTTGGTACAGCCGTGTGCCGCCACCCTCCATAGCATCAGCAAGCGTTTGTGTGCGGCCAAGGTCACTGCGCTGGCTCATAACCTCTTGCCCCAGCGTGTTTGTTTTGCTTTTCTCGCCGCGTATAGGTGCGTGAGTACCAAAAATGTTATCAATCTCATTACGTGCATCGTACTTATCCTGTAGCACATACTCGGGCAGTAGGTTGGTTGGCAGCCGCATAGCAGCATTACCCACTGGCCCTTTAACCACCACCCGCTCGCTCGGGTCACCCGTAATTTTGCTTACGTCATCGGCGCTTATCATTTCGCTGTTATAGACTGTGCCGCTGTTGGCGCTGTCAGCGTTCTCGACTATTTGCCGCCCACGCTTATTAAGTATGTCCTGTTGGTTGCTTGCCTGCTCGGTCAAGCTGGTATCGTCCAGTATGTACTTACCTGTGTTTATGTAGTTAAACAGCACGTAGGGCTTTTGGGGGCGTTTAAAGAAGTTGAGGCGGTGCTTATCGCCGTTACTGTCAGTTTCCCACTCGTCATAGTTCCAGTGCGGGTTTTTCATTTTACCCAGCAGCGTATTACCAACCAACCAGGCTACAGCCTCTTGCTTTATGCCCTTTTTGTCGTAATAGCTAAACCATGCCTCATGGTAGTTGCGCTTGCTGCCCAACTGGCTACGTGTACCTTTAACAAATCCAAACTCGCGGTATATTTCCTGTGTCTTCTCGGGGTACTTTAAAATAATCTCCTCAGCCGTATTGGTTATAACCTCAGCAATAAGCGGTACATCACTAATGTCGTCTGCTCCCTCGTCTATAATGAGGCGCTGGGGCCGTACCCAATTAACGGCAATCTCACCCATAGGCTCGCCCTCCTCGTCAAAAAACCCACCGCCCGCATCCCAACTGTACTTTAAACACGCCAATCTAAAACCCATAACCAAGTGGCGGGTTACCATACTAAACTTAGGCTTGAGGCTTAGGTCGTCATACAGCCCCATAAGCGAGTACCCAAGGTCAGTAGCCAGCTCACGTGATGCCTCCGTGTCTTGCGCCTCGGTCACAATAGGCATAGCCATACGGGCGTTTACCATAGGTACCATAGTTTCCACGCTCAAAAATATGCGGTTATCTTTATATGGCACCTGGTACTCGTATAGGGCGGCCTCGTCTAATGCTTTATTGAGATAGTATTTTTCGTTACTGTCGCGTACGTTAGTGAGGTTAAGCTCCTTATCCCAAAACTTTCCGCTATTGGTAATGCGCCCCTTTATAAGGCGGCCTACGTCTTGGTCGGTCATATTGAGGGTAAGCGCGTCCTCCTGGGTCAATAACCCAACCCGCGCCTCATCCTCACCCAAAGTGTTTGTTTCGTTAAAACCTGCCATAGCTTAATTATATCACGTTGCTGCACTGCTTATAATTGCCTCTAACTGCGTACTTGTCTTTTTAGCCTCAAAATTACAATGCCTATAAAATACGCACCACAATTTTGCACCTGCGGCACATAACGTCAATAGGTGAGCCGTATTTATGTGCGTCAGCGTCACTTATGAGCCCGTCAAATACTATGTGCACGTCTGTATAGTATTTAAACAGTATGGCCCCGCAGTTAAAACACCTAAACGGCTTCTCAACAAACGAGGCACGTTTACCAAGCATAACGCTAATATAGTATGGCTCTTTATACGCAAACGGTGGTGGCGTTTGGTCACCAGGGGTAATAGTTATCATCGCAACCTCCAATCTCGGCGGCCTTTAGCCGCACGGTGTATAACCTCGCGTATGTCTAATGCAGGTACGTTACCCTCTGCGTCTACCTCTGGGTGGTCACCCTCACGCCGTACGGGTGGCGGCTTGACAATACCACCGCTTAGGGCAGCCTTTTCCAGTGCAACTCGCCAATACACGGTAGCATGGGCGTAATGGTCTGCGCGCCCCTCTATGGTCTTCCACACGGCTTTGCGTATACCCTTGGTGGTTTCCTCCACCGTGCGGTACATTTGCCCCCACTGCGTAATATACTCCTCAAGCTCGGTAGCCGTGAGGTTAAACGTAATATCCTGGCTGTTTAGCTCAGCTACTACCAGGTCAAATATCTTGGTACGGTCTGCCTCTACCACGCCGCGCTTGTCGTGCTCACCCCAGCGTATAATGCCCAACCGCTTTAAATCCTCTATATAGTAATGTATCCACACCTTGCCCCTGTAGGCCTCTGCGAGCTTTTTAGGGGTGTTTGGGTACGGGTTTGCGTCAATAACCATGCTGGCGTTGTAACGGTTACGCAGGTCTTCAATCTCATCCCAGCTTGTCGTAGTACCCACTTTAAAAATACCGTATACATTGCCTATTACGTAGTGCTTTGTTACGCCGTTGTCTACCCCCATGGCATTGTTAATGCGCGGGTTATCGCCAGGGCTCAGGCAGCTTACAATAATGTCACGTGTTACGCTCGTTTCCTTACTTATGTACGGTTTGCCCAGGGTAAAGTTATAAAATATACTTTGGTCGCCTTGGCTATCCTCAATAATCTTTTTGGCAGGTATCCATGGTGCCATGAGTTGACTAATCCAATAGCCGCTAATAGCGCTTTTGCGCTTGTATACCCACTCACCCGTGCTGCGTGCCTCGTCAGGTAGGTGCTTATGGCATTTACGGCAGATGTATATTTGCCGCTCAAAGTCTATGTTTTCGGGAAAATCCAGGTATTGCAGCAGGTTACAGTGCGGGCAGCGTATAAACCAGTGCTTTTGGTCGCTTATTTGCCACAGCTCATCAACCCCCGCCCCTGGTATGCTCGGGTTACTAAACTGTATCTCCCAGCCTAAATCGGGCCGCTCATCGCGTGCAGCGTCTAAACGGGTGCGGTAGGTCTTGAGCACTTTAGGGTTGCTGCGGTCAACCTCATCGTTCATAAGTATATGCCCTGATATGCTAATTGCCGCCGTCTGCTCCCAACTACCCCTAAAGTATAAAAAGCGGTTACCAATGCGTTTGAGTGCGGTACTGTCAGTGCTACCCACCAGGGCGTTTAGTGCGGGGTTGTTTTCAATAATGGGGTTTACCTTGGGTATAACAAAGTCTTTAACCACGCTTTTGCTGGGTAGGGTATAAATTACGTTTGCGTCATAGTATTTGCACAGGTGTATGGCTTTTATAATTGCCTCAACGCTCCACCCAATTTGGCTGCACTTTGCCGCTACCTGTTGCGGGCTGTTATCCAGGTACGGGTCAATCATAAAGCTATGCCGCCTAAACTCTATGGGCATATCGTTTTCGTTTTTTATTTTGTTGTGCAACACAAAGGCCAGCACGTTAAATGCTTGGCCCTTTTCTAAATCTAAATCGGTTATAGCCATATAGAACACCAAAGGGCAGCGCTACGGCAACCCAAATTGCTTTAAAGGTATTGAGTTTGCAATGTAACCCCGCCCATGGTTAGGCTGGGTGCAGGCGGCTGCGTGAGAGTGCGCCCTACCTGCGGGTTTGGAACTACGCTACAAATACCCAGGACGCCGCCCCTTGGGAGAGGCAGAGGTTAGTAAATGCCGCGCGCAATCATATCCCACCCCCAGCTTTCATATTGTAAATAACAACCCGCAGGCGGGTTAGGTACTCTAACCGCTCTAGGTCGCCGCGCTTAATTACCGCCGTCCATTTGGCTTTGCTCATTACGCGCATAAGGCGTGTATACTCACGCCCGTACAGTAGGGCAAACAGCGCCCTAAACAAAAAGCTAAATAGTCGCTCACGCATATTGCCTCCTCCGTAAAAAATCTCTAAATTGGGTGTTAAATGTGTCTTTTTGCTCGTCAGTAAAACTAAATATGTTGAGGGTATTGTTTTGTATGGGGGGTGCGCCGCCGAACTCGTCAGCGTGTTTTTTCTCTAACCACCAGCGCGCGCTCATAACGTCACCCTTTTTAGTCATGCTCTGTATAACCACTTGCCCTGCTAATAGCCGTGGGTAGTTTTGTGCCTGCATAATAATTGTGGCGAAATCCTCGTTTTTCTTTAAATGGTCGTAATATGCCTCTCTTGACACTTTAGCGTATTGGCACGCCGTACTATCATTGCAACCGTATTTAAACGCCTGTACTAATAAAGCCACAGCTTTTTTAGTAAATACTGTTGGTCTACCTGCTCGTTTATGTTTAACAATTGCTTTGCTCATAGGCTTCTCGTGTATTTTATCATACTACTCTAAATATCGTTTAGGTTCTCATGGTTATTGACTTTTACCTAACAATCACCTATACTATGCTCATGGACGCTAAAACCGCACTTACTCATGCCCGCGCTATATGTGCCACTGCCCATGTGGGCGGTATTACGTATGACGAGGCAAAAGCCCGCTGTATGCCGCTTATAGCCATTGTAAACGCCAAGGGCAGGCAAATAGCTGCCAAATACGGCAAACGGTATACCCCCATTAGCTTTACTGGTTTACTACGGTAGATTTCCATATTTTTTGCAGCGCCATACTAAAACGTAATATGTGCCCGCTGGCGTCTAACCCACAGGTACTTACCACTATGAGTGCTTGGTTATACTCAGGGTAGGTGTGTATGGCTACGTGGCTCTCACCAATAATAACTACACCACTTAACCCCTTGGGGTAAAACTCGTGCTTTGCTACGGCAAGCGGCGTAAGGCCCGCCTTGCTCACTATGTATAAGAGTTGCTGCCACACCTGCGTATTATTGCTAAAATCACCCTCTGCGCCGTAGGTGCGTGTTTGTATGTTAAACTTCATGGGCCACCTCCTCGGTCTGCTCACCCTCTTGGGGTAGCTCTAGCTTTGGGTAGTTTTCAGGTATCTTTTTTATGTCACCTTTGTAAAATACCAGCACGTTTTGGTGCAGCTTAACGAGCTTACGGCTGCCGTTAAAGTACCGTGAGGCGCGTATAGCCCCCGTGCCCGTTTCATTAAGCAGTACCGCATCGTTATAGAGCACAAACCCTGTGGTGGTCATAATGCGCACTATGTCGCTGGGTATACCACGGTATGCACCCGTTTTTTTGTCGCGTATGTCACCAATAACAATGACCGCGAAACGGTCAGGCTTGAGGCAGTCGTATGAGGCGGCAAACGCCTTACCTAATACCTCTAGGTAGCTTTGGTAGTCTTTTTGGTTACTGGCGTCATTTGGCAGGTCACTGTATACCTCGAGGTCAAAATAGGGTGGGCAGCTAAATAGCAAATCCTGGCTATCTGGTTTGAGGTGTTTTGATACGTTTACGCCGTCATCGCAAATATACGTGGCTGGCAGCCCCTCCACGCGCTCCTGGTTGAGCTTTGCCTGTGCCTCGCGCAGCTCTATACCCGTAAATGGGTTGCCCAGGGTGCCGCTTACAAAGCCAAATATAGTATCGCCAGCAAACGGGTCAAAGGTGGTGCCCCCAGGCGGGCAAAACCACCGCACGGCCAGCTCAGCCAGTACAGGGTCTAAAATGCTCACCGTGAGTATATCCTTGTCAAAATTGCCCTTATTTAGGCTATCAAGCCCGCTTAATACCTCGTCACGGCTCTCACCCTTGTCACCAACACGCTTGCGCCACTCGTCTTTACGGTCAGCCCAATAGCCCTGGCGTGTGTCGAGTATGCTAAACGGGGGTACTAAAAACTTGTCAACCAATGCCCCAGCGCCAGTACCCGAGCCGTCACCCTCTTTAGGTATAAGGTCGTTTAACGCCAGTGGGTCGGTAAAGTGCACGGCAAACATACTTGGGTCGTCTAGTTTAAAGTCGGGTAGCATATTAGCCAATAAATCCTCGTCTGTATGCCCTGCCTCGTCATTATCACTTAGCGCATACTCTAACGCCTCGCTGTCGTTTTTGGGGTGCACCTCGCTTACCCATGGGTTATCCACTTCTTGTTTGAGTGCCTGCGCTTGCGCCAGGCTTACCTCGGCATTGCGTATTTTTTGCATAAGGGTACGCAGCTTAGTAAGGGGCATGGTGCTAATGTGGGTGTATACCTTGTGGCGCATATTGCCACCTAATACGGTACCGTCAGTTTTAACAATAATGGGCTTGTACTGCTCGAGCTTAATAACCTGGTAAATAAGGCGCTCAAAACCCCGCTTGGTTATACTGCGCGGGTTACGCTCCCACTCATGCAACGTGGTTAATGGTTTACGGTATTTTGTTTGGTCAGTCATGGTTTTTGCCCCCGTGCTGCTTTGTCACGTTCTAACGCTTCTTTAAACGCTGCGCTTTGTTTTTCACCTGCCGCCTCTATTATGGGCGTAGCCGCTTTTACTGCCTCGTTATACTCCTCCATAGTAAACACGCCTTTGGCTAATAGTATAGCCATAAGTGCCCCCTGGTGCACGTCAAATGCCTTTAGGGCTTGCTCTAACATTGTTTGTGCCTCGCTCATATTTTAGCCTCATTTCCCGCATTTTTCGCCTCTCCCCCACTCTCCCCTACCGTGGAAATAAGCGGTGGGGGAGTGGTCATTTGGCTTGCACCTTTTACCCGTGGATTTCCCGCAGGCTTGCTCTCGTCTACGAGTTGCAGCTTTTGTGCGGTTTTTTTCGTGTCGAGTGGCTGAGTAAAACTACAGCGTGGGCAGCTTACGCCCATACCTACTACACGGTCTATACCGAGCTTTTTATCAAACATGGTATTTTTGTATGGCACCATTACTATTGTTTTTAACTCTGCCTCTACCGTAATGCGTGGGTGCATAGGGCACAGTATTGCCGTCTTGGGTATACCAGCTAATTTTGCCAGTTTTAGTGACGGTTTGAGTAGCTTAATCATAGTTTACCCTCCCGCTTAATGCCTGCCCGCCGCCATAAATCTTTTAACCTATGCAGCGTAAGTGGGCGCAGTAAGTTTTTAACCTCTCGGTAGTTTGCCTTTTTCATAATTTGGTTAGCTCGTCTTTTTTAAAGTAGTCGGTTGCTTTGTCAGGGTACGCCTTAACAAAATCTCTGCTTGGCCCTTTGCCCTCATACGGCTGCAATAAATCTTTAGCGAACCTGTCGCGCTGGCTCTGTATTCTGTACGCCTTAGTATGGGCGTAAAACTCGGGCCCGCGCATTACTCGCACCCCCTTAGCGTCTTTTGCCTGGCACTTTACCCCTGGCAGTACGCCGTAAAACGGGTGTATGGTCGCTGGCTCTTTTTGGCACCGTGGGCATTTTGTCATGGTTTATCTCCCTTTGCTTTGTCAAGCCTACTCTCGAGCGTGCTAATTTCTTTGCTGGCTTCAATTTGCTGCTGCCGCCTGTGCTCACGTGGGGGTAACGGTTTAACAACGGCCCCAGGGCTTCCACTATTATCTCTAGCGTCCTTATCACCCGCCGCTTGTGCGTTAGGGTCATCTTTGGCTGTGAGTATTTTCCCATTTTCCCACCCTCCTATAAACGTGCCGTCAAGCGTATAAAAGTAGGTGCCGTCCTCGGCGGTTATTTGTGCTACCTCTACCAGTTGAAAGCGCTTAATCACCTTTTTTAGGCTCTACCAGCTCGTCAACAATGAGTACATCGGTTGTAAGTATGCTGGTGGCTACCGATACAGCGTTTTCCAAGGATAACCGCAGTACCTTGGTGGGGTCAATAATCCCCTGCTCTACCATATCCACGAGCTTACCGCTATTAACCTCGTACCCCTTATTGCCGCCAGCGGCCAGTATTTTCTCGAGCAATGCCTCCATTTT